GATTTACAATTTACGATTGAAGTTAGTCCGGCGTCAGGCTTCGAGGCTGACGCGGTATTGGAGAAAGAGTTTGTGCCATTTGGTGAACTGGATGGCGGTGGCGGGTTCCTGCTCGGACATCCAGATGTCGAACTCGCGAAAGACGTCCATGACGGTGCGGACATTGATTTTCTTGTCGAGCTGGTCGATGGCGGACATGATTTTGCTGAGCTGGTCGGCCTTGACGTTGGATTCTTCGCCTTTGGCGAGCTTTTCGGCTTCTTTGAGAAGAAGCTCTTTGATTTTGAGCGGGGTGAGCTGGGATTCGGTCTTGCGGTCATCCCACGACTTCTCGCCCGTGCGGCCTTTTTTCCATCGGCTGACGGTCTGTTCGGTTACTGCTAAATTTTCGGCGATTTCGCGCCCGGTGAGGCCGAGACGTATGTACATGTCTTCGGCTATCTCACGTTTCTTGTCGTTTCCTATCTCTGCCATAGATTACACCTTTTTTAGACAAAGATGAGGGGTAAAAGCCTGAAAAAGAAAGATGTGTTCAAGCCTTAAAGCGGATGGTCCAAGGGGTGTACAGATAGTTGTGAGGGCAAGAAAAGTGGGTTATGTTTGCTGAAAAAACAAGCGACGGATGGCGAAAGGGAAGAAAAAAGGTGAAGTGAAACTGTACGGTGAGATTTATCGGTATGGGGTGAATTCGGCGGCGGAGTTTATTGCGCGTTTTGATGAAGCGAGAAAGGGAGCCGATGAAGTGGACTTGCTGTTGCATACGCAGGGCGGAGACGTGCAGGAAGGGACGCTGATTTATAACTATATCAAGGGGTGCGGGGTTCCGGTGAATGTGATTGTGGCCGGGGTGTCGTGCTCTATGGGTACGGTGATAATGATGGCGGCGGCAAAAGTGTACATGTGCGAAAATTCGTATATGATGGTGCATGCGCCGAAGGGCGGGTGCTACGGCACAGCGGTGGAGATGGAGAAAGCTGCGAAAGGCCTGCGGGGAATGGAGAAGAATTTCAAGAAGATATATGCCGGAAAAACGGGGAAGAGTGAAAAGGAGATTGAAGATTTGCTGGTAGGCGACAACTGGTTTACGGCGCAGGAGGCGATGGATGCGAAACTGATAGACGGCATTGTGGAACCGATAGCCACAGGCATGACGCAGGTATCTGCGGAGGAACTGAAAGTGCAGACACCGAAGGCGTTGTATGGGCGGTTTGCGGCCTGTCTGGAGATAGAAGAAAAGGGAGTTTTGAAAAACAGTAATAACCAAAAAAATGAGAGTGAAATGGACAAAGAAGGTTTGATTCGGAAGTTCGGGCTGACGGGCGTAACGGCACAAAGCACCGACAAAGAGATTGAGGACGCGATACAGGCAAAACTGGATGCGGAGAAAAGACGGGCTGATGACGCGGAGACCGCCATCAGGGATGCGGAGAAAAAGCGCATCACGGACACGGTGAACGCGGCAAAGAAAGCCGGGAAGATTTCGGCAGAACAGGAGGCGACGTTTGTGGCTATCGGTGAAAAGTCGGGAATTGAGGCACTGGAGACGGTGCTGGGCGGAATGAAGGCTGCGCCGTCGCTGGTGGAAATAACAAGAGGCGGAGCGGCCAATATGGCACAAGGTGCGGCACAGGCGAGCTGGGGCTGGGAACAGTGGCAGAAGGAAGACCCGCGAGGGCTGGAAGCGATGGCAAAGAATGAGCCGGAGAAATTTGAGGCGCTGTATAAGGCGGCGTTTAAAGGGTAAATAATTAAAGTTTAAATGAAGAATTTGTGAAGATGAGAAAGAAGATGATTAGAATTGTGATGGCTCTTGTGGGGCTGTTGGTTTGTACGGTGATGGGCGGTTTGCTGGCTTCGTGTATCGGGGTTCCGGCTTGGCTGGGAGCTATCGGAATGGTGGCTATCGGTATAGGAGCCAGTTTTGTGAGACTGCCGAATGGAATGCGTGCCGGGGTGTATGTGGAAGTGTGGACACGGCAGGTGGTGGAGCATTATACGCATGCGCTGGAGGGGACGTTCTTGGAGGGTGTGCCGGACTTCTCGCAGTATGCGGAGAATGATGTGGTGCATCTGAGCGATGTGTCGGGAGACCCGACGGTGCTGGTGGACAATACGACGTATCCGCTGGAGATTGAGGAACTGGAAGACGGGGATGTGTCGATAAAGCTGAGCAAGTTTGAGACGAAACCGACACAGGTGACGGATGACGAACTGTATGCGCTGGCGTATGACAAGATGGGACTGGTGAAGACCAGACACGGGAACCGATTGAGTGAAACGATGCTGGACAAGGCTATTCACGCGTTTGCTCCAACGGAGGACACAGCGGAGACGCCTGTGCTGCTGACTACCGGAACGACGGATGAAGACGGACGCAAGAAGCTGACACGTCTGGATGTGATTGCGTTGCGACGGAAGCTGGATAAGCTGAAGGTTCCGAAGAAGGGGCGCAGGTTGGTGCTTTGCAGTGACCACGTGGCGGACTTGCTGGAGGCAGACCAGAAATTCCAGAACCAGTATCATGATTACTCGACCGGGGTGATTATGAAGATGTACGGGTTTGAGATTTATGAGGCGGTGAATTGTCCACTGTTTGACTGTACTACAAAAAAGAAGAAGAGCTTCGGCTCGGTGGCTACGGCTAATGATTTTGAGGCGTCGGTATTCTTCTATGTGCCGCGCATGTTCAAATGCAAGGGCGGTACGAAGATGTACTACAGCAAGGCGGAGAATGACCCGGTGAACAAGCGGAATCTGGTGAGCTTTACGACGAGGTTCGTGGCGCTTCCGCAGAAGAAAGAGGGCGCGGTAGGCGCTATCGTGTCGGGCAAATGATTTGAGTTTTTAAGTTGAATTGGCGGGTATGGGGGATTTGCCCCCTACCCTAATAAAAAAGAATAATATGGCAAAGAAAGTGACGAAAGTGACAACGGAGGCGCAACGTATCTGCAAAGAGCTGGGCGTGGACAAGCTGTTCTACAACACGAAAGGAGAATACTTCACGAATCTCTCTTATGCGGTGGCAAGCGAAGGGGGCAACAAGAAAAAGGTTTCCACCTATACTTATGATGCCGATGAGGAAGAAAAGACACCGGAAAAGGAGGTGAAAGCGCCTGCGAAAACGGAGAAGAAGGAAGTGAAGGCGGAAAAGGAAGCCGCTACAGCCGGAGCGAAAACTGAAAAGACTGAAGGCAATGAGTAGAGTGAATATAAAGAAAGGGAAAGTCGGGCGGAATGCTGCGGGCGGTTATGAGAAGGTTTCGGCGCTGGTGGGCTACTTCGGTGCCATCGGTAGCGGAGAAACGACACTGGCAGAAGGAAAATATGCACTGCTGACATCGACGAACGACATGACGGCATACGGTATCAGCGAGGCGGCGAATGCGTTGCTGTATCACCATATTACGGAGTACTTCCGCATGGGTGGAAAAGGCGCGCAATTGTATGTGCTGAATGTGGCTAAGGGAGAGGGTGACAAATATGCCAACCTGATTAACGATGAAGCGGTGACGGGGCTGATTGCGGAAAGTGACGGGCAGGTGTTCAATATAGGTTTTTGCTATGTGCCGGACAAAGTGACGCTGGTGGACGGAATACCGGATGAGATGACTACTGCGATAGTGGATGCGCAACTGCTGGCGGACTGGGCACGACAGGGAGGCAGACCGCTGCATGTGGTGCTGGAATGTGCAGGGCTGAACACCGTGACGGCGGCAACGATGGCAAACCTGAGAGACCTGAAGGTGGAAGGCACCGCGCTGGATTGCCCGCAGGTGAGCGTGATGATTGGTCAGGACTGGGGTTTTGCAGAAACGCTGACGGGTATGGAACAGAAGTATGCGGCCGTGGGCAGCATGTTGGGATGTATGGCGGCTCAGCCTGTATCGTACAACATCGGCGAAGTGGCCACGATGATACTGACGGATGCGAACCGGGGGAACTGGGTGAACGCGGGATTGTCGAGCCATGAGCGGGTAAAGGACAAGGAGAAGGAACTGGAGAGCCTGAACGCGAAAGGCTATATTCTGGGGGAATATTACTCCGGTGTGGTATGCCTGAATGATGACCATGTGTGCGCCCGGATTGTGGTGGATAAGGATGGGAACATGAGCGAAAGCACGATTGCGATGAGCCGGACGAACTGCAAGGTTATCAGGGAATTGTATGCGGCTTATCAACAGAAGGTGAAAACGACGGTGCCTGTTGACCCGGTGACAGGGAAACTGACGACGGGGATGGTGAAATACTTCGAGGATATCGGCAACGATATTTTTGCGAACATGGCGGCCAAACAGGAACTGAGCGGCGGAGAGACCGAAGTGGATGGGGACAGCAACCTGATGACCGGGGAACGGACGCTGGAGGTGTTCTTTCGCTGGGTGCCTATGGGGTGTATCGGTTCGATAGAAGGGACGGTGAATATTAAAAGCTCAATTTAAGGAGGCGCAATATGAAGATAAGAAGAGACGGAAAAGCGTATGACGGCGGGGATGCCACGATAACGGCACTGGGACAGGTATGGGAGGAAGTGACGGCCATAGAGTATGGCACGACACAGGAACACCAGAAAAATCATACAATCGGGAGCCGCAGGGCTACGAGCTGGAGTATGGGAAAGATAGACCACACGGGAAGCATCACGATGATGATGAACCAAGCGGTGGCATTGGAAGGTGCCTGCGGAGGGGATTTGCTGAGCATCAAGCCGTTTCCTATCAATGTGACGTTCGTGGACGGGTATAACAAGGTGGTGAATGATACGATTCTGGCTAAGTTCCAAAGTCAGGGACGCGAAGTGAATACGGAGATGGGACTGAACAAGCAATATGAACTATTTGTGCTGGAAGTGGAATACAATAATGTATAAGTAGTGAGTAGTTAAGTAGGAATGATTTAGTAGTAATGTTATAAATTATATAGTTATGGAATTAACAAAGGAGTTTATTGAGAGTAAGAAAGCTGAATTTCCGGGTTGCAAACTGGCAAGGGTGGCATTGAAGGCGGAGGATGAGAAAAGCGTGGCGCTGGAGGTGCTGGTGAAGAGTCCTGACCGGAAGATTATCAGTGAGGCTGAGAAATGGGAGAATACGAATCCGGGAAAGGCGAAAGAGATTTATGTGCGTAACTGCGTGTTGACGGATGTGGACGCTGTGATGGCGGATGACAACCTGTTCTATCAGGCATTCTTTGCAGTGACCGACCTTCTCCCTTTTCAGAAGCCCGAAGTAGAGATGTTGTAGACGGATGCCCGCCCCTGCTGGACACGGCAAACACGGACTATGTGAGGAAGTATAATGCGATGTTGAGCCTGTGGTTTCATATTCCTTTCCCGGAAGACTTGCCGGATGAGGTTTGGGCGGAAAAGGTGAGGCAACTGCAATGGCTGGCGAGAAACGGAATGCTGGGTGTGAAACTGAACGAATAGACGGACATGAGGTATATTGTTGATTTGATAGCGAGGTATCAGAGTGCCTGGGGATTTGTTACGGGTACGCTGGCAGGAGAAGCGGAAGGGCTGGCCAATGCGGGCATCTTTAAAGCGGGCATAGCCTTCAACGAGGCGAAATGGAGAGGCAGAAACAATAATGAGGCGAAGTATGACGCGGTTGTATATGCTCCTACGGACTGGACTTGGGCGGAAATGGTGATGAAGCATGAGGGAAAGGAAATGAATTTTTCGTTCGGCGGTCTGAAAGAGAATACGACAGGGGTGTTTGCTCCGCCTCCTCTTATGAGGTTCAGGAGGACGAAGAATATCACGGTGACAGTGATAGACGGAGGCAATGAGGCGGAGGTGGTGGAGAACTTCGGGGTGAATTCGTGGGAGATAGAACTGAACGGGCTGGTGGTGGATATGGATGAGCATGGATATCCGGGAGAAAAGGTGAAGGCGCTGGCGGAGTTCTTTGAGATAAACGATGTGATAGACGTGGCGTGCCCGTTGCTGCTGGACTTGGGGATAAAGTCTATCTATTTCCAAGAACAGGGTATTGAGCCTGTGGAGGGTTTTCCGGACACGGTGAAGTATTCGCTGACGGCGAAGAGTATTAAACCTGCGGTATTCTCTTTAATTCAATAGGTTATGTTGTATTTGAACTTGTGTTCGCGGCTGACGGTTGAACAGCAACTGGGAGGCAGGAAAGCGGTGCTTGACCGGATATCTTCTGCGGAAATAAACAAAACGGTGGAGACGCTGGGAGACAAGGCTATGGTGGTGATACCACGGCGATACGGGAATGAACAGGGGGAATTGAGGGAGTTTATCTCCGTGGGAGACCGGGTGAAACTGGAGCTGGGATATAATGGAGAGCTGGCTGTGGAATTTGAGGGGTATATCCGGGAGATTGAGAGCGGGTTTCCGATGAAGCTGCATCTGGATGATGAGACGTTCTTCATGCGGCAGAATTCATTCGTGAAGAGCTGGAAGGAGGTGACGCTGAGGGAGGTGCTGGAATATATCGCACCGGGATATGAAATAGAATGCCATGAGGCGAAACTGGGGAAGTTTCAGATAGACAACCAGAGTACGCTGGCGGTGCTGAGGGTGCTGAAGGAACAGTATGGATTCTATTCGGCGATACGGGGGAAACGGCTGGTTTGCAAATTCAAGTATGAGATAGCGGTGGCGAAACAGGTGCATGTGTATGACTTTGAAAAGAACGTGAAGAAGAGCAACCTGAAGTACAAGCGCAAGGAGGACAAGCATATAAGGGTGAAGGCGGTGAGCTACAGCCGGGACGGGAAGAAGATAACGGAGACGGCGGGAAGCAAGGAACGGTTTGCGACGGTGAGAACTTTGAGCTATGCGAATAAGACGGCACCGGAATTGAGGGAGCTGGCACTGGCGGAGTATAAACGGGTGTCTTTTGACGGATTCGACGGGACGGTGACGGGCTTCGGCCTGCCACGGACAAATGCGGGAGATACGCTGAAACTGGTATCGGAACGGGAACCGGAAAGGAACGGGATGTATCTGGTGGAAAGCGTGACTGTGAGGTATGGAAATGCTTTTTTTGAACGGATTAACAGATTGGGGTATAAGGTGGAATGAATGCGGAACAGGCTTTTGAAGAATTGATTGAAACACTGGCGAGACGGGCTGCTGGCGGTGGGATGGGTTGCCGGGTGGACGTGGGAACCGTGAAGGATGTGGATATGCAGGAAGGGACATGCACAGTGGAACGGGACGGGAAGCCGGAACTGCATGAGGTGAGATTGAATGCGGTGATTGATGAAGAGGTAAAGGATTATTTCAGAATAATACCTGCCGTGGGTAGCTATGTGATGGTGCTCCAGATGGGAATGGCGGAGGGCGTGGTGGTGGCGACGTCGAAGATTGAAAGGGTTGAGATTAGGACGGGGAATGTGACGCTGAATATGTCGGCTACCGGGATTGTGATGAACGGCGGGGAACTTGGAGGGATGATTGATATTGCAAAGCTGACAGGCAAGGTGAATGAACTGGTGGATGCGTTTAACGGGCATACGCATCAGGTGAGTACGACCGGGTCGGCATCGGCTCAAAGCGGGACGGCGGCGGTGATTGCCTCGAAGGCGAAGAAGCTGGATAGAGGGGACTATGAGGATGAGAAGGTGAAACACTAAAGATGAAGGGTTATGGGAAGACGGGGAATTGTGCTGGACAAACGGGGAGAATTGAAAGTGAAAGTGATGAAGGATGCTAACGGCCTGATTGCACAGGGACTGGTGGTGGATGAGAGTGACTATGACCACGTGGCACTGATTGTGGCGTCGAATAAAGGGGATTTCAAGGATTATCCGGTGCTGGGCGTGGGGGAACGATATCTGAAAAGTGTGGGAAGAGCGGCGGAGATGCGGGCGGAGGTACAAACACAGTTGGAGCTGGATGGGTATAAAGCGGATGTGCAGGTTTCGGACACGGGGGAACTGGTGATTGATACTAAGTGAGAGAAGGGAGGTATAAAATGAGAAAGAGAATGAATATACAATTGGGGGTTGCGGTGTTCCTGACGCTGTCGGGGTTGGTGCTTGTGTTCTGCGGGTTCTGGGTGGCTCCAACGGGAGAAATCCACAATTCTGTTCTGGTGGCCTACGGCGAGATTTCAACATTTGCGGGGGCATTGTTCGGAGTGGATTATACTTATCGATTTAAACGGTATTTAAACGCTAATAATAAGGAGGAAAAGAAGGATGAATAAGCCGATTTATATTGTGATACATTGTTCTGCTACACGTGAGGACAGGGATTTCACGGAGGGGCAGATAAACGAGAGCCATGTGGCTCGCGGATTCGGGAAATGGGGCTATCACTACTATATCAGGAAGGATGGCCGGGTGGTAAAGATGCGAGCGGAGAATGAGATGGGGGCGCATGATAATTGTCTTGTGCCGGGAGAGAAATTCAGCTATAACCGTTGCTCTATCGGGATTTGCTATGAGGGCGGGCTGGACAGGAACGGAAAAGCTAAGGACACGCGGACGGAGACACAGAAAAGGGCTATGAGGGAGCTGGTGGCGGATATCTGCAAGCGGTATGAGATTGTGGATGTGCTGGGGCACCGGGACACTTCGCCGGATAAAGACGGAAACGGGATTGTGGAACGGCGGGAATGGTTGAAGGAATGTCCCTGTTTCGAGGTGAAGGATGAGTTTGTGAATTTCCTGCGTCCGGTGATTGTGAAACCTGAAAGATGAGAGGTATGGGAAAAATTGTGTGCGTGGTTTGCCTGATGATGTGCTTTTGTGCATGCGGGACAAAGAAAGTGAGTACGGAACAGACGGATTACAGGAAGATGGTGAGCGAGCTGAAAGAGCTTGCATCGCGGTATGAACGGAGGACGGAAGTGTACAGGGACAGCCTGATGATGGTGCGCGGACTGATGGAAAAGAGTGGCAATGTGGCGGACAGTGTTTCTCATCTGGAGACTTCGTATGCACGGAGTGATGCGGCGATGAGAGGCGGAAAGCTGTATCATTGGATAGAGAATAAGGATAGTATTCCGGGACAGGTGAGGTTTGTGTTTATCAACGTGGAAAAGCATGATACAATTTGGCGGGAACGGACGGATTCGGCTATTGTGGAGAGGAAGGAAGAGACACGGACGGTGGTGGAAAGGAAACGTTTCGGTGAAGCGTTCTTCTATACAAGTGGCTGGGTGGCATGGATTGTGGCTGCGGCTGGTGCGGGGATATGGTTCAGGTATAAGGTGAAGAAGGGAGAAAAATGAAGTACATGATATTGGCTGGCCAGTCATTGGCGGATATTGCTTTGCGGGTGTACGGAAGTGCTGACGGTGCGATTATTCTGGCTGAAGAAAATGGGCTGGAGGTGACGGATGTGCTGGAGCCAGGGAGAATGTTGGAGTATTCGCCGGAGAAGGTGGTGAACAAAGGTATAGTGCAATATTATGCAGCACAGAATGTGAGGCCAGCGACAGCACTTGAGGGAAGAGTATTTGACGATACATTTGATTTATCCTTTAACTGAGGCGTATGGCACGGGAAATACAGGATATAAAGGCGGATTTGAAAGCGGCATTTGTGGATAATGTAACGCTTCAGGAGCTTTACGGACTGGATGAGACAAAAGGCTTTGATGAACAATTCTCGAAAGTGAGCATTGAGGCGAGGCTGATTGATGTGTGGGCAGCGGCGGCGTGGGTGCTGGAGACGTTGTGGAATGCGTTCAAGTCGGAGACGGAGGCGGTGATTGATGCGGCGTATGTGACGTCGCTGTCCTGGTATTATGCGAAGGCACTGGAATTTCAGAAGGGGGATGCGCTGGAGTATAATGAAAAGGCATACAGGTTTGAATATGCGGTGAAGGATGAGACGAAACAAGTGGTGAAGAATGTGGCTGTGCGGCAGGTGACGGATGAGGGGGTGACAAAGCTGAAGATGTACTTCAGTGATGCGGGGAAACAGGCGTTGACCGGGGATGTGCGGACGGCTTTTGAGGCTTACATGAGGCAGGTGGGGGCGGCAGGGACGCATTATCTTTTTGTGAGTGAGGCGCCGGATGAATTGAGGGTGCATCTGCATGTGTATTATGATGCGTTGGTGCTGGACAGTACGGGGACGAGGCTGAATGGTGGAGGTAAGCCTGTGGAGGAAGCTATTGAAGGGTATCTGAACGGGCTGGAGTACGGTGGTGTGATGTATGCGTCGAAGTTGATTGATGTGATACAACAGGCTGAAGGTGTGAAGGACGTGACGCTGGACGGGACTACGTGGAAGGGAGCACTGGAAGACCGGAGGCGGATTGATGCGGAAAGCGGGGCGTTTGTGTATGTGCGGGAAGAGGGTGACATTGTTTATGCGATTGACTGATGGACTGGAGGAAGTGGATTATTGAGCGGTTACCGGAAAGGTTGAGGGTGACGGGGATGATTGCGGTGTGCATGGTGCTGACATTGCCGATAAGGGTGCTGTATGAGGAGTTTGTGGCGTGGCAGAGGAAGATGCGGACGAAGGTGGCGGGGACGCCGCAGGTGTGTATGCTGGAGAAGATTATACGGGACGAATTGGGGCTGGATATACGGATTGAGGAAGGGAATGGAAAGCCGATAGACTTTATCATAAAGACGGATTTTGTGGATATGGATAAGGAAAGGAGGCTTTTTGCGTTGCTGGACAGGTATAAGTTGGCGGGGAAATCTTATGGTTATGAAAATGCGGGGATTGTGATAACGGCACAATGGACGGGGTTTGTATGCGAGCTGGCGGGCATGGAGAGTGAATGGACAGGGTTTGTCTGCGAGCGCAAAGGAAAACGGGATAATCTTGTTACGGCTGATGTGCTGGGGTACGGCTTTGATTTGAAAATTACGGCGCAATATCCGGTGTCGGGACTTCTGCCTATTCATTTTAAGGTTGGCAGTGAAACAACGGAAAGAACGGTACACTATACAAGTACACAGGAAAATCAGGCGGTCACTTTCCCGGTTGATGCCACTGGGGGGAATGCGATTGTGGAGAGTTCTGTCCGGTTGGGAATTACGGAAGATGATGAGTATGTTTATGAATTTAGACTTTTATAGGTATGGCGATAATCAATACAGGAATGCAGAGGGGGACGGAAGTGACTGTAACCAAAAAGATTGGAGGTGTTATGGTGGGCGGTTATCCGAGGGTGTATAAGGTGACGGATGCGTTTGGAAACTATGCGGTGGTGACAGCGGAAGAACTGGCGAAACTGGCAGTTGCGGAATATAAGCTACGGCTGGCAGCGTTTAAGGCGTATGTGGAAGGTATTGAGAATGGGGTGACGGTGAACACGGACGAGGCGTATGTAGAGAACTTGGAAGCGTGCCCGATAGTATAACGGATAAAGGATTGAAAGATGAATGATTTATTAAAACGGGCAAAGGAGATCAGGGATGAAGTGCGGCTTGGCAGCAATACGGCTTCACGTGTTGGAGGATTGCTAGTGGATATCGTCGGACAGATTGGGACAGGTAACGGTGACGCTGTATTTACGGTTCTTGGCGGTATGCCTGAATCGGATTTTGATAATGTGACTGAGCCGGGATATTATACCTATTCTCTCCAAGATGGTACGGGGGAGATTAAGGGAATGCTTGTGGTTTCGGATAATAGTGATATCCGGCAGGTGAGGTATGAGTTTGGCGGCACATATATCCGTTCTCGTACAGATGAGGGTTGGGAAGAATGGAACGATCAGTTTGTATATAAGCTCCGGAAACATATAGATAATAATACTATCTATTGGGATGGTGATAATCAGGTAATAAAAGCTAAAGGTGGTATCACAGAGACGGTTTCCATCAAAGTAACCATTAACCCGGCAAACGTAGGACAGTGCACGATTTCCGCTACAGGAGATACAATAAATGTAGTTGAATCTGATGATAAAAGCAGCTACTACATTACAGCTACTAAAACAGGAACGGTAACTATTACGATTGTCCCCAAAGATGGATATCAGGTGTCAAAACTGAATGTGGATGCTGTTAGTCAAGGGGCTGTTTCAGAATATATATTTGAAAATTTGGCTTCTGACCATACCATGTATGTGTGGATGGAGGAAATGCTGGTACAGACCGACACGGACTTTCTTATTCGTAGTGACAAACCATACGTTTATTATTCGGGACTTGGAGAATGTATTGCCGCAATAAAAGAGGATTATCCGGATAAACTCACAAAGGATATTATGATTTCCTGCGTAAAGAAGGCTACAGAGGTACGCGGGTCACAATGGAACTCAACTTATGGAATCTGGACATCTACCTTAACTGATTGGAATAAAGACAGCCTTTATACCTTAACCATCAACGGAAACGGGCTATATACCATCAATTGCAAGTGGCTCGGTGGATTGCTTTTTGAGAATGTGGACAATGTGTTTATCAAAAGTATTTCCATGCTTAATTATTGCAATTTCTCCGGTGCTGCTTCTCCTGAAGAGTTAGCGGCTGTTATGGTACGTAGCAATGATGATACCGATAAAGTGAAGAATGTTGCTTTGCATAACTGTAAGTTCAATGGCTACTATGCAAATAGCTCCGGTACTCAGGCGCATACTTGGTATTGTTTACGATTTAAGAATGTGGCAAATATCGTTCTTGATTCATGTAAATTAGACAGAGCCGGAGCCGTGGCGGTGTATATGAGCGGGATTGAGTGTGCAGAAATAAGCCGATCACATCTACAGGCTGATTATTATATCAATGCGGCAGGTATAGGTCATTCCAGTATATTAGCTATCACTGGAAATAATGCTTACTTAAAATTAGTAGACAATATTATTGACGGTACCGGACTAATTGAATACGCTTGTTCCATCGGTGGGGTTAATGAATTTTACTTAACAAGAAATACAGTTAAAAACTGTCCGGGACAGCCTTTCTCCATTTCCGGAGATATACAACGTTTCAATATAAAAAGTAATCTGTTCCATTCCAATATTACAGGCGGTCAGTACGCTTATGTCAGAAGAATGTTTGGTTGTTCAAGTATCAAAGAACTCAACGTTGAGAATAACACTGTCTACTTTAATGGTGAGTTTTCAGCATCTCAAGAGTTTTTATCCGGCAATTTTGAAAAACTGGTAAATTACAATAATATATTTATTAATAAATTAGGTAAAGCGTATGTTGTATTCCTTAACAGTGGAGGCGTGAAAGAATATCTTTCAGGTAATAATATCTATGCTTCTACCTTTTGGAATAATAACCCATCGGAAAGATTTACTAACTTTTCTCCTGTAAAAGCGGAAATCAATGGAGACGGCTATTTAGACTTCTCTTTTGAAACAAGGAAGCTGGCAGAATATAAGATTCGTGATTATGAAACAGGTTCAGTCGCATTGAGTAATACAGACAGTATATTGAACATTGATGAAGGTGGTTCTGATTACAAGTTGTTGGGGTCATTAAAAAATACCTATTTGTCTAAAAAGGAATATGCGCCGGAATTTGATATAGATTACTTGCGTGCAGCTGTTAACAATGTATCTCCGGGTGCGTATAACTTATTCGGCGAAGAATGGGACGAAACGACTGATACAAGTGTCGGATATGAAGGGATAAATACAATAGACCAAGATACTATTAATAATAGTGCTGCTTACATTGTACCGACAAATGACATTATTATCATCAAGGTTAATTCCAAGAATAGGAATCTTTTCATCAAATCCCTGTTTACGTCAGATAATGGACACTCGTTCATCCGCTTTGGGCAAATAGTCACAGCATCTTTGCAATGTACGTATAATGAGGAAACAGGTATGTATGTAGAAGATAACAATTACACGTTGAACATTAAAGAAGAAAGTTATGAGTAATCAGGAATATGTAAATAAACTAATCGGTGGGATTGGGCGTGTTAAATTAGCTACGAGGGTTAGCAATGCTTTTCCGTTGTTGGGTGATACTGTGACGTTGGAGGCGGCAACAAAATGGGCTCAGAAGATGTATTTCACCAAAAGGAGCACTTCCGACCCTTCTGTTATGACTGGGGAGACTATTGATAATACATCTCAGAAAACGTCAGTAACTATTCCTGTATCTGGCTCTGGAGATTTAAGGCAGGAAGTGCGGGCGGTCAATTATCGTAATGAAACGGAACTTTTCTCAGCCTCTTTGATACGTTATCTGTATGCTATGCAACCTCAAACATTGCCATATCACGAAGTTCGGGCATCCTCGGAGATAAACCGTACAGACCAAAGTTTCGACTTGTTTATTTGTGGAGATAATGGTTATGACACATCACGTGAGCGTATTGTTCAGGTATATATTCTGAAAGAAAATGGTAGCATTGATAATCCTGATGATGTTGTTTCTGCAAGGACGGCATCTGATTATACAAATGACAATGGCGAGTTGGTATTCTCTCAATATAACATTCAGGCACGGGGCATTTATGACGTGGAAACACGGTATTATGATACGCTTACTCAGAAGACTATCAGTAAGCGTATCAATAAACTGATAACCATTACTCCTCGTTTGGCTGCTAAACCATCGGAAGGACAAGAGCCGATAATGAGCATTGTATCCGTTGGGTATCCCGATGCGAAGATTGATGTTTATGAAACGGGAGTAAACGATTGCTGTATGGTTTTTACTATTCCAGACACGAACTATTATAGGGACATCAATCTTGATAGTCTTCCCTCTGGATACGATGCTTACACTCTTGTGCTGAAAAAATCTGTAGAAAATGGAACTTCTCGTTTAAGAATTGCCTGTACGGAAATTAAGGGAAATCCACAGCAAAGCCCTTCTCCGCAATTCTCTGAGGAGCATCCGTTGGTGGTAACTATTGATCAGGATATGCCTTTGATACTTTATGGGACATCATGGAATACGATGTGTTTTGTTTCCATGTGGCATGTCGTTGTAGATGGAAGAGGATATTACAACCTTTCTAAAGGTTTTAAGTTGGATCGAAATCCAGATCGTAGTATTGCGCAAGCTTCCATTCATGTTCAGGTTCCTGATGGAAGTAAATATTTTGAAATGTTCGAGGTTGAGATAACCGATTGCAGTTTTACAGGTATATCCATAAAAACCGACCCTACAACCGCTAATCCTTGGTACTGGTATGGGAATTTTGAACTGAACAATCTTTGGTTACATCACCTGCATGTTTATGATACTGTCGGCGAAGGCTGTTATCTTGGCTATTTTACTCCCGAAAAATCGACAGTTACTTATACGGGTAAAACTGTTACACTTAAAAACCTCAAAGGCGAGGATGTTACCTACACCAAGGGAAAGGCATATACAAAGAAAGCGCATTATATAACTAATCTCCGCTTCTATCGAAATGAATTTGAACATACTGGCTATGATGGTGTACAGATATCCAATTCAATAGGTGAGGTATGTTATAATCAGTTGTATGATTGCGCTTATAGGGAAGAATCCGCCCAATCGTCAGGAATGCCTATTCAAAGTTTTTCAGGTAAATGCTATAATAATCTTCTGCTTGATAGTCATGGAGCAAGCTTGCAAGTAGGTCCAATTGGTGATATTGAGATTTTTAACAATATAGTGCAGTCGAAATATGGAAATGGAGTTCAGTTCTTGTTCAGTTACGATACGCCTGAACAGAATCAGACAGGTGCAGCGGCCGGCAGTGGAGTCATTAACGATGATTTACAGGTTATATTCCGTAACAATGTAATTTCCACACCTGGATTGACTGCAAACGGACGTAATACTGTTCAGGTGAGAGGTGTACACATGTTTGACAACATTATAGCCAATAATGGACAATTGTTTGCTAATATGACTAAAGATACTCTCGCTGTCTGGGAATCTCAGGCGGTAAATAATGAGGTATTCCTTTATTCTGATTTGTATCAAAAGGCTATTGATTTAAAAATTGCGGACTACATAAGTGGAGACTACCGTATTGCTTTTGACAGTCCTTTGATAAGTGCCGGACTGGGCACTGGATTCACTTTTGATTATAGGGGGTATCTGAATTGGTATAATACAGTATGCCCTATAGGTCCGTTTATGGGTAAATTCAAATCGGATGATATTGATGATGAGTCCGTAGAATTACTTTCCATTTCAATAAATGGTGGAAATTCTTCAACCCAAGAACGCAATGTCAGTGTTCTACTTAATTATACAGGGGCAGCTACCCGTTATCGAATTGGTGAAACGGCAGATTTATCATCGGCTACGTGGCAAAATATACCGGAAGGAAATATGATTGAATATACCCTATCTGATGGATTCGGGCAGAAAACTGTTTACGTGCAAATTAGTAAAGGTCAAACTATAAGTGATACTAAGTCAGCTACCATTGAATATGTAAGCACTCCGTTAACGTTGGAAGCTCTGATTTTAAATGGGGGCAAAATTACTTCAACTTCATTAATCATTCCTGTAACATTTACTTATAGTGGTTCTTTTGCACCAGCTAAATATAGGCTGGGTGAGGTAGCCGACCTTACAGGTGTTACGTGGGTGGATTACTCTGATAGTGTTAATTACACATTCGATACTATCGGTTCAAAAACGGTATATGGACAGTTACAGGATGCAGAAGGATATCTAACTGAAATTAAACATAGTAGTATTACTATCGAAGAACCAAGCGAAAAAATTGTTATCTCAACAGGATGGGTAAGTTCTGAAATTGATAGTACAGGTTCATTATACGATGAAATAAATAAGCTGGTAAAAATCTCTACTCCTGCCGTCAATACTATCAGAAATTTATATACTGTAACAGGAGATTCATTAGGAACATTAACTAAGATAGATAGTGAAGGTGCTTCCTATATGTCAGTGGGCGCCAAGGGCGCCTCTACCGGTGACAATAGCGGTATATACCCTGATGAGATTTTAGAGCACAACATCTGTACAGGGAGTAATTCTGAAAAGTACCGGGAAAATAAAATAGAAGGTCTTTCCGCTGGGACTTATAAAATTAGATTGTTCTGTTCTACCATACATGCGAGTGTAGATGTTTCACGCTCTATCTGGAAAATATCTGTAAATGGTGTAGAGACTGACTTTTTGATACCTACAGATTTTACCCCTAAAGGTAATCTAACTCAATGGTTGGAGCAAACGGTAGAAATAGGAGCAAACGGGTTTAGTATTCTTTGGGGAGTTATTTCCGCAGGGGCCTTTATCAATGTTCCTTTAAATATTATAGAAATAGAGAAATTATAGTTTTATTGCTCTGTCTAACTCGATTTGTATCATTTCGGTTATCTGATTATTAAGATGTTGGGACTGCCCGATAAATTGGCGTTGCACGAAAGAACGTTTAAATTTTCGGGTATGGGATTTAACGCTATGGGCGCAGACGGCTCCGGCCTTGATACGTTTGCCTGAACGGGTATAGGCTTTGCGTTTATGAGAACGGCGGTTGTGAGAACGGACTTCTTCGGTACCTTCGATGGTTAGACCGTCGTTGTTTGGACGAGCGTATGGAACGTCGGTACCTACAATAGCATAGTCTGCACCGACGTGCACTTGGCGGATGCTTCTTTTGAGGCGTCCGCTTTTTATCAGGGTTGAACCTTTGCGCTTCTTGGTTTTAGGCCAAGGGTACTCACGGTCGTCAAGCCAGTTCTTTTTGATGAAGCGTTCTTTTGAGAAGTTGACGGCGAGAACGGCAGCTTTGTAGGGGATGCGCGTGATGGTGCGGTTGATATTGTCGCAAATACGAACGAGGTGTTTAAAATCGGGCTGCATGGTGTTTAAATGGGTTTTAAATGGTGATTAATAAGTGGATTCAATACTGCGGACAACGCGCATGCACATGTCGGTGAACCATTCTTCTATCTGATTGGGTTCCATGTGTTGGAGCGTGGTGTTGGCTGTGTTGATACCGCCTTTGTTGAAGGCTTCGATGTTGACAGTGAGATTGCGGATTTGACGGGCGGAACCGACAACGGTACCGACACTATCACTAACGGGAGGGGTGATGGGATTGTTGGGGTCGGTTTTGTCGGCTTTGGGTTTGACTGTAGTTGCGGTGAGAGAGGCCTTATTTTTATATGCTGTTTTCCAAGTTTTTATAAACTCATCTTTTATACCCGTTAGCTGCGTTAACATACCTGCATAGGTATCACCGGAAGGCAATTTAAGATAGTTGTATGCTGCTTTCCATTCTCCCATAAATGCGAATGTAAGAGCCTTTGATGCTTTATCTGAAAAGCCGCCCGCATTTTTCCAATTTCTTTCTGTTTGTTTTATATCTAAAAGAATCTCGGCAAGATTTGTTTGAAATGCTTCTTCGTTCATAGTTGGAGCATTTTGCAGAAGTCCAGCATATCTGTCGTTTGCATAAGTGAAACCCTTATTCCTGTCACCATTGACACCTAATGTTAAAGTGTTTACAAGGTCAATGGCTGCAAGTTTCAGTTCGGCAATCTTTGCTTTTAATGGAAGTAAAGAGGTTCCTATTTCTATTTCCATTGCATTTAATTTATTGCGTAGGATTTCATTTTTATAGTTAAGGTCATTTTTGGCCAGTTCCATAGTTTTATCCATGTCTAACTTTGTTTCACTAAAGCTATTGAAGGTATTTTGCAATTGGCCGCTTTTGTCTGTTGCGGCCTGTATCATAGCAATAAGGCCTTCGGAACCGGAGAACTGATTTTTGAGGGCCACCACCTTTTTATCTTTGTCAAGACCAGCGAACTTTTTATTCAGTTCAAGCATAAGACCATCAGCCTGTTTAATCTTTCCATTATTATCGTACAGGTTGATGCCTACCTTTTTAAACGCCTTTATAGTGGTGTCTTTAGTCAGGTCATTGAACATGGACTTAGTAAGAGTAGCGGCCTCGTCAACAGATTTTGTTTTGATGGTAAATAAAGCAAGTAGTTTATTAGCTGTATCAAAGGTTTGGTTATTGGATGCTGCGGCACCAGCATAAACGCTCTGTACCTTTGCGAGTTGGTCGAAGGTGGTTACACCTACTTTGACCGTTGCATAGGCGGAGCGATTGTATTCATCCAGTTTATCTGCACTGAAACCAAAGTTTGCCATACCTTTAGCTGTTCCGGCAATGTAATCATTGAAGTTAGCTTGCATTAAGTTGGCGAATTCGCCTTGTTTTTCAACGATTCGTTTGACTTCATCACCGTACTTGCCAGTGGTACTTTGTACATCGAAATATCCTGTAATGGTTTGTGTGGTGCTGAATCCTTTGTTATAAGCTGTATCTAACACCATACGTCTCAAAGTTGATATGTCTCTTTTGGTTTTGTCGAGGTTCAGGTTGGACAGTCCTCGAAATTCAGAATTGAAATCTGCCGCCTTCTGTGTGGTATAATCTATTCCTTTACCTATGGCCAATACGCCAGCGGCAGTGGCAGTAAGAGGGTTTGATATCAACTTCAGAGCACTACCAATCATAGGTACTTCAGCGGCTATTGCCTTACTGTTCTTGGCAAAGTTGAACTTTAATGAGTCCATCTTTGCCTGCATAGTATTGACACTGTTGAAAGTGTCTTTCTTTGCTTGGTTTAGCCCCATGCGAACTTTGTTTTTTAGTTCAAGCATGAGCTGGATTTTAGTTTGTCCGTTCATATCATCAACACATTACATTCCTAATATGGCAAATGTAGAGAATGTTTTTGAAGTTGACAATATAATAAGGGCAACTGGGAAAGGTTGCCCAAAGTGAAATTTATACGATTTGTTTTTTTAGTTTGCAGGATTTGATTTGCCGATTATACTGAACTTATCTGCCCATCATCTGACACAGATTGTGAAGCTCGTGACAGGACAAAGCGTGAGCGACTTCATCTTCGAAATGCTATTCAGCGAAGCCCGTAACTTACTGACACATTCCAAACTCTCCATACAGGAGATTGCCACCACCCTCAACTTCTCCGACCAGTCTTCATTCGGAAAGTTCTTCAAACGGAGGGCCGGTGTATCACCAATTGATTTCAGAAAAGATACAGTGTTCGTTGAAGAAAGATGAATCAACCATAAAAAAGGTCTTTCAATTGACGAT